GATGGACGTTTTGTTCTGCTCCATACCAAATCAGGGGCACAAGCTCCATTGACCCACTGGCGTACCTATAAACCAAAGGAGATCTTTACGCAGCATGATGCCTGGGATCTTTTCTTCAATATGATGGAGGCTGGTTACGCACCATTCCCTGGTACATCGCTGCCACAACTCAAAGCTGCTGTGAAGAAACAATGATTGAACACCTTACATCGATTGAAAAGTTACAGATTAATTTCATTGAGGAAGAGGATGGAAGCGGTACCATTCACATTGAATGGGATAACGCTGATCCAGATCTTCAATGGTGGACCGACCTTGGTGAAGATGGTCAGAAATCATTTATCTTAGATGGACTTCAACAAGCTCTTAACGCTGATGTCAATTGACACCTACGGACTCCCAGCTAAACAGTATGAGGAGTTTTTTGAAAACAATCTCAAGCTTGCTGCCAAACTTTTCAAGCGTGCCTACGCCATTATGGATGAGGCAGAGATTGGCTACGTCGATTTCAAAACTGCTCTTGAACTTTTCAACGATGCAATCTATGCAACAAACGATGATTGCCGCAAGTATCAAAAGACTAACAACCCAGATGCAATTAAAGACAGTGATCTCTTTGGGTTAGGCCCCACCAGAGAAGAACTGATGGAGGAGATCCAATCAGTCAATGCCAAGGTTGAAGCATTAACTGATTACATTTCTGAGCTGGTCAAGATCACGACCAAGGGCTTGACAGACCTGGTAGACTGACATCCCACGGGGGTGTGGGCGTCCTGGTCATGACGTGAAACTGACCATCCCACTTCACTTCAACTCATGTTCGAATCTCTGTTTGCTGCCGTACTTCCGGTAATCAAAGATCTTCTTTGGACAGCAGCCGCAGCGCTGCTGGCCTATGCACTCAACAAAATTCAATCTCAATTCAATTGATCATGGCTCACATTACTCAAACTAAACTTGAAGATCTAAACATCATCAAGCTGTACGAGCACTATGGTGCCCTGGAACGCTCTCTTCCTCTCCTTACTCCTGAGTCCCAGGAACTGGCAAAGGCCGAGTTGGAATGTTGCGCCAACCTACGGTCTGAAAAGATTGATCGCATCTATTACGCGTTGGCTGCCCATGAAGATGCTCTCGAACGCATTAAGAAAGAAGGGGATCTAATTACCCAGGCCAAGCGTCACCATGAGTCACAGCTGAATCAGCTCAAGAACTTGCTAAGTTGGTTGCGGCGGGCACTGCCGCTGGACTCCAACAGAATTCAAGGCAGGAACTATGAGTTTGTCCTTTCTAAAAAGAAGGAGCTCACGGTCGAGATCACATCGGATCCGGAGTTTTGGCACACTGACGAAAGAGCAAAGTTCTGCATCCAGCAGGAAACCACCACATCTAAAAGAATCGTGGTACGTTCAATGTCAGGAGAAGTTCTATCCGATAGAACAGAACCCAAAACAAAATCTGAAACCCTCCCCAACCTTGATGCCATCCGCAACGCTTACCAAAACGGTGAACACCTACCGTCCGGAGTCAAAGTTGAACAACAATATGCAATCCGAAAGAACCGCCTCTTCTCTACCAAGCGGATGGAAGCACAAGCACCCGAATATTTCGGAGGGCTTCTACAAGAATCTGACTCCGCCGACTGATCTAGAAGACGCACACATCTTGATGTGCTGTCATCAGCAATCGGTTGATGATTTCCAGATGCAGATCGACATGCTTGATCTTGAGATCAACATGGTCTGCGAAGATGGCGATGTTCCTGCTTATAAGGAAGCAAAGCTTGATGAGCTGGAAGAGCGCAAGCTCAAGTTACTTTCAGGTAAACGGTTTCACCAGAATGCACGCCATGCCTATTGGTATGTCACAGCTCGTGGTGACAAAAACAACTGAAGTAAAATAACCTAACAGTGCAGTTAGGGGTCCCATGGCAAACGAAGAGCTGATCAGTAAATTACTGCAGAGCTTCACCGCAGATGGGACCCCTCTTCCTGCGTTGATTGGTAATAAGTTGGAATGGTCGGTCACCATCTTGACCGCTGCCATGCTCTCTAATGAACACCTTGCTGCTTCTATGGATGCAGAAGAAATGGTTGATGCTGCTATCAACTATTCCAATCTGATTCAAGAGCGTCTTGGTTATTACGAAAGTATCAAGGTTCATTCTTTAGAAAGACTACTCGGCACTTAATAAAGTTGCTGCTAAAGTATTGGGGTCTTCTTTGGATTAAATGGAACCTGTTGTTGTACCACGGTTGACTGTATCTTTTGCAGTCGACATTGACGTTGAATACAATTCCTTTGGCGGCAAGACTGCTGAGGAAATTGCAGAGGCTCTACAAGATGATCTTGATGATCTGTTATTTGAGCTGAGCCCCAGCGTCAAAGGTGTTTATACTTCTACAACAGCCGTTAACTTCAATGACTGACGACCTCGCCAAAAAACTCCGCACTGCTGGTGCTTTTGATACCCCTTGGCTAAAAGAGCAGCTCCGCAACTGGAATGTTGCTGCTGAGCAAAAGAAAGCAGATTTCATGGAGCACATGTATCAGTGCTCTGCTCGTACCAACGGGTTGTACACCGGATTGTGGCAAGACTTTTGCTTGACGGAAGCTGGTCCCTATTGCCGTGATGAATACTTCCGTCGCGTTGAATTCGTCAAAGATCTAGAAGCTGGTAAGTTTGCAGGACAAGAAGTCCTTGTTTCCTGAGACGTAACTCCAGCTACAACTTAAAATAAGGGGATGCTTGATCATGAAGTATCCCCCTTTTTTTATGGATGATCGATCTCCAATTGCTGCCCTTAGGCAGCTTGATATCAATTACATCCTTTATGTAGCAGAGCGAAATAATCCCAAATGTAAACAACCAGTGTCAGATGATTGGCTCCAGGGCTATCATCAAGCTGTTACAGATCTTGCTTCCTACCTTGGCGCAGAACGATCAACTGGACAACCTTGATACCCTCTACAAAGAAGCCTTTGAAGAGTTTGGTAACACCAAAATGCGGCGTGAATCTGACAAGGCAACCTCTGATTACATCAAAGCAAATTTCAAGCCAGAGGCAGATGTCCTGAAGTCGCCCACTAATAAATGGTCTGACTTCTTCCAAGAATCCAAGAGCAAAGCAAAAGAACGGCTGCGGGAATACCTGTCTGATACCGTCTCTGAATTTGTTGACACCAACGTCTTGAGTGGTGATGAATTCTTTGAGGTATTGTTGGAAGTGGTCTATGACAACTGGCAGTATTACCAAAAAAATGCAGATCAAAACCAAATGCTTCTTAAGCTTTTACAGAATGTAAAGAACGATTAATTAATTTGCTGCATATTTGCAGTGGCCGTTAGGTCACTGCTTTTTTATGTCAAAACTATTGAACTTAAAATAAAAGAATATCTGTACAAAAAGTAATGCCTAACTATAGAGATCAAACAGACAACAATTTATATCATGTGCATAAAGTCCAAACCTGCAGCGGTCGTCCATTAGAAGTAACCACAACATCAGGCACTGCTATTTACGTACAACCAGGAGCAACAGCAGGCGATGCATTTGGCAGACTGAGAATCTCACAGTTATACACAGTATTTGACAGCCAACATCGTTATCAAGAAAATGATAAGTGGACTACCGTTACTGGAGTTAGCGGTACAACTACTTATCAACCCAATCAAAGCGTTGTTGATTTAAATGTAACAACACGTTCAGGTGATTACATCTATCGAGAAACTAAACGTGTGTTTCCCTACCAGCCAGGGAAATCATTCTTGAATATGTCATCGTTTGTTTTTGCTTCTGGCAAAACAAATCTTAGACAACGCGTTGGTTTATTCAGTACACAAAACGGTGTTTTCTTTGAGCAAAGCGGAACTACAAACAACCTTGTCCTACGTAGTTATGTAAGTGGTGTTGTTAATGAAACACGTGTTGCTCAAAGTGATTGGAATTACGATACATTTGATGGTAATGGTCCAACAGCTCGTGTTCTGGATCCATCTAAAGCCAATATCTTTTGGATGGATATTGAATGGCTTGGCGTGGGTGATGTGCGTGCCGGCTTTGTGGTTGATGGGCATATGGAGATTGCTCACATCTTTCACAACGACAATCAAAACGCAACAAGTTATATGACAACGGCGGTGCTGCCGTTACGTCAAGAGATTGAAAACCTTGGTGCGACTGCATCTAGCTCTACGGCAAAACAAATTTGTGCAACGATTGCATCCGAAGGTGGCTATGAGGGTTTTACCAGACGTTATAACGTTGCTACCAGCACAACACCAAAAACATTGACTGCATCTGGTGTAACATATCCTCTGGTTTCAATTCGCATGGCGTCGGGCCGTACGGATAGTGTTGTGATTCCAGCCAACTTAAGTGTGGCACTTGAGCAAACACAAAACAACAAGCCAGATATTATTCAGTACAAGATATTACTTAATGCAACCCTGAGTGGTGAAAACTGGCAGACCCATTACAACGGCAATGTTCAGTACGACACCAGTGCAACAACCGTAAGTGGTGGCACTGACATCATTGGTGGTTACATTGTTTCTGATGGCACACTCTCATTGAGTGATGTACGGGACTTTAACTTCCAGCTGGGTCGTACTCAAGCTGGCGTCAGTGATGTGTTTACTGTTGTTGCTGCTCCAACTATTAGTGGTGCAAAGGTATACACAGACTTGTCTTGGTTTGAAATTGTGTAATTAGTTCGCGTTACAATAGGATTACTGCAAAAAAATCATGTATACCCCTGGTCCTCAAGCTCAACAACCACCCCAGATGGGGGTAGAACCACCCCAAAACGGAGTGATTCCTGAGCCCCAGGCCAAACCAAAAGGCCCTGCTCGCTCAAAGAATGGTGATGTTGGGGCCTTCATTCAACAGTGTATCTCCCTCGCTTCTTACCTCAAGGAACTTCAGACACAAGCCCATCTTATTCACCTGAACTACGAGGGGTCGAACTTCCTCGGGGTGCATGCCTTCCTTGGAGAT